GCTAGATGCATCAACACTCTTCTTCAAGATGATGCAGGACCGTCACATCATGGGCGAAGAGAAGTACGGTCCCATCAAGTTCGTGGAGGTTAACACTCTCGAGGAAGCGATGGAAGAGATCGCTGACTTGGGTAACTACGCCATGTATACCTTCATGAAGCTGTACGTTCTGAATCAGCAGCTGCAGAAGCTTCTTCCCCAGGAAGGTCACGAGCCTCTCGGGTCGGCTGCCTTTATGAAGTCGGGAGACTAAATGAAAGTCGCATTCATTCCCCCTAGAGGGCTTGAGAACCATATGCGAGAGGGCCGTATGGTGATGGCCCTTGCACAGTTCTCCGACAACGAGACCTACACGCACGTTGTACGCGAGCTACATTCACGTGATCGATTTGTCATCGTGGACAACGGTGCCAACGAGAAAGAAACGTTCTCAAACGAGGAACTCGCTCAGCGTGCGCTACGTCTTCGTGCAGACGAGTTGGTACTACCTGATGTACTGTACGACGCTGACAAGACGTTCGAGGTTGCAACACAGTACCTGCGTGAGTGCGAAGCGTGGGTTACGCCTACAGCACCTGAGCCGCAGTACATGGGAGTAGTACATGGTGATGGCGTCGATGAGCTGCGGAAGCTAGTCGATCGCTACTCGGAAGAGTTCCAGATCAAGACGATTGGTCTGCCACGCTTGCTGCTAGAGCATGTTGATTCGAGGTCCATTCGTATCGACATGGCGAACTGGATCGGTAGTAGTTACCCTGACCGCTTCAACATCCACCTGCTCGGTGCTTCAACTGAGTGGGTGAAAGAGCCTTACTACGTATCGAAGTACGCGTCGCACATCCGTTCTATCGATACGTCGTTGCCGTACAACTATGGCCTGGAGGGTCTGCGTATCAATGATACGCGTCTTGGTAAGGTCGATAGGCCTAAGGACTACTTCACCAGGGAGCACAAGGCGACAGGCCTCACGACCATTTCGTTCAATGAAGAGGTCTACCGATCATGGTGCAACGTCACACGCTAAGACATCCTCTGGCGAATTGCACAGAGTGTCCACTGAACGAGCCTGAGAACGCTTACGTTCCTAGTTTGATTCCACTCAGTCCCAAGATCGCGGTCGTTGGCGAAGCACCAGGGTACCAGGAAGCTGCGAAGGGCCGGCCATTCGTCGGCCCTTCGGGGCACCTAATCAAAACAGTTCTCAAAAACTACGGATATAAACCAAGTGAGGTGATGTTTACTAATGCTTGCCTTTGTCGTCCGCCAGGTAATGCGACACCTCCTAAAGCGGCAGTTAATTGTTGTCGTGAGCGTCTCATGGGAGAGCTACGAGCTTCAGGGGCCGGAAGCGTTCTGGCGCTTGGAGGGACAGCGGCTTCTGTCACGGTGGACGATAACCGTGCAATCACCTCTCTCCGCGTCGGACCCCCTAAGCAGCCTACACGCTCATTGGATGGATCACAAGTACGTCGCGTCGTACCTACCTGGCATCCTGCGTACTGCCTCCGAAGTGCAGATAACTTTCCAGCGCTAGTAACCGACGTTGGTAAGCTACAAGAGTCGACTAGACCAGCTTGGGTACCACCAGAGTTTACCGTTGTTAACTCATTTAGTGACGTTCTGTATTCTCTACAGGAACTGTACGCGACAGCGGACAAGCTGGTCGTCGACATCGAAACAGGCCTCGACAAGGATGTGTCCTTCGACCACCCCAACAACTACGATCTCCTCTGCGTCGGCCTAGGATACGCTAAGGGTAAAGTTCTTGTTATAGGCGAGCAGGCCCTAACTGATAAGAACTACTGTCGGTGGATACTCGAGGCGCTGAAGCTACTGCTCCTCAAGGTAAAGATCATTTGTCACAATGGTAAGTTCGACCTATCAGGGTTGTTCCCAACACTGGGTGCTCTAATACTCTGGTTCGACACGATGCTTGCACACTACGCACTCGATGAACGTACTGGTGCACCAATCCATGGTCTTAAGGTTCTAGCTGTCGAAGAACTAGGAGCCCCGCAGTATGACCTCGAAATTGCAACATATGTGCCGCGTGGAGGAAATTACGCCAATATTCCTCGGGCGATACTCTACAAGTACAATGCGTACGACGTTGGCTGCACTTGGGACTTGTACGAGTTGTTCACGGAGCGAATGGCTCGAGACAACGTTCGACGCGTCCACGACTTCATGGTTAGCGCATCTAACCAACTCATGTACCTTGAACTCAATGGCATTACTTTTGATCGTGCATACTCCAATGTACTACAAAGTGATTACCAATCGAGGCTGTTTGAAATCGAGTCTGCTATGTGTTCAATCACAGAGGCTCCATCATTCAACCCTCGTTCGCCCAAGCAGGTAAAAGAGTTCCTGTACAACAACAGTATACAGACCGAGAGTACTGACGTAGACCACCTGGAGGTAATTCAAAGACGCGTTGCACGTAACAGTCCTGTTGGAAGGTTTATCGAGCAGCTGCTGATTTACCGCAAGGAGCAGAAGAGGTTCTCTACCTACGTTCTGGGCCTGCAGAGGCGTCTATACCGTGGTAGAGTGTACACTACTTACAAGCTGCATGGAACCACTTCAGGCCGTCTTGCTAGTAAGAATCCCAACCTGCAAAATATCGTACGTGATAAACCTATTCGTAGACAGTTCATTCCCGCATCACCTGCTAACGTCTTCATGCAATGCGACTACAAGAACGTCGAAGCTCGTTGCATTGCAACAATGGCACAAGACGAATACCTTCGTCAGTTACTTAGTAATCCAGATCCTAACTACAAACTGTTCAACGAGCTGTCCGATACACTATTTGGTGTAGGCAAGTGGGATAAGGAAGACTACGTTCGTACGAAGGCATTCTTCTATGGCATCAGCTATGGCCGTGAAGCGTATTCCATTGCAATGGAATACAACATGTCAGTAAGCGAAGCAACAAGACGCTACAACGATTTCACCAAGCTTATCCCAGACGTTGTCAGGTGGCAACAAGAGACACGAAGAAAGGTACTAGCAGGTGAAGACCTGGTTACTTCCTTCGGGCGAAAGCGTCGATTTCACCTTATCACCGAACAGAACCAAAAAGACGTCCTCAATGAGGCTCTGTCCCACCTGCCTCAGTCTACAGCGTCGGACATATGTCTTTCTGCCCTCATACGTTTGCGTCCGATGCTCCGAGGTGTTGGCTGGATCAGACTTACCCTTCATGATGCCCTTGTCGTGGAGACGCCGAGGAAGAACCTCGAAGTATGTCGCGACATGATGAAGTCCGTGATGGAAGAGGAAGGTGCTAAGTATACTGACTACGTTCCGTTCCCTGTAGACTTCACTGTAGGAGACAACTGGGGAGACCTATAATGAATGGCATTATTTCCTTCGAAGCAATGAATCAGTTCGTACAAGCACACAAGAGTTGTAACGACACTGATGTCTACGTCCAAGTCGTTACGTGTGTACATGAATCAGGATTTCTACGTTGTAAGAAGTGTACACGCGTTGCAGTATGGAAATCCAACGACCCTGAATGCTTACACATCCACGAATTGGAAATGATACTGGAGGAGGTGGATTGATGCCTAGAGGGCAGGCAGCCAAAGATGGTGCTACATTCGTTAACCAGAACGGTTACCATCACACACGCGTAGACGGTAAGTGGACACCTACAGCACATATCATTGCTGAACAAATTATTGGTAGACCCATTGACAAAGACATTGAGATGGTCCGGTTCAAAGATGGCAACCGAAGCAACCTTGATCCGTCTAACATCTGGGTACAATCACGACCCAACAAGAGGTCAAAGGAGGCACGTATAGCACAGCTACATTCACGAATTGCAGAGTTGCAGGCAGAGCTAAAAGATCTTGAAAATAGCTAGCTCTAGCTCTTATTGTCAAGCGCTTTGTCAAGCAGTTAGACTTAGATAGACGCTTGACAATCGCTTCTAAAGGGAGTAATGCGTCTATGGGGAACAGAGCTGTTAGACTTAGTTAGAACGGAGAAGTCAATGCCTTACGTATCTGGACGTAGGAAGCGTGTAAGCAGACGAGTACGACAGCTAATGGAATCGCAGGAGTATCGTTGCCCATGCGGTCAGCAACTCAACACGTCTAAGTTTTTTCTGACAGCTGACATTGCCATATGCGGAACGTGTGCCACCGGCGGGACCCCTCTACACTAACAGAGATCCACAGGGCACGAATGACGTAGGGACAGAGTGATGGAAGAGAGAAAGAAACGTACCATTATCGCAGCAGGTAGCTACCAACACTTCCTGGTTTGGTGCAGAGAGAATGAACGCAATCCGAATGATATCAGCGTTGTCTACCTTAGTCGCCCAGAGGTGCTTTTGGGTCGATGCTTGTGTGTTGACTGCGCTGAGATCGTTTACTACGAAACGTTTGCAGACCATCCGAACTTCCTAGAGCTAAGTCGCGCTATCCGACGCGCACAAGCGATGGGACACATTTATGATTAATGCAATCCTGTCAGTCGATCCTGGCGGTACTACAGGATTAGCAGATTTCAACTACCGCACTAAAACCTGGCAGACTACTGCGCTACCGTACGAACCTTTGGTACTGTATGGGTTCTTCATCGCATGGCTTGGAAGCAAGGGCAAGAATGTTACGGTCATCTGCGAAAGCTTTGACTACCGTCCAGTAGGCAAGTACGACTTCGGTGGCTCGCGAGCAATTCCGAAGGTGGATCTAACACCTCGGAACGTGATAGGAATTCTCGAGCTGGCATGTGCACAGCATGACGTCGAGATCGTTTGGCAGAAGCCTTCTATCGTCAACGGCGATGACGGTAGGAAGACCCAAGACCCTTCAGTCTTCTGGACCGATGAGAAAGTCAAGAAGCTTGGCTTGTACAAGCCTGCACACGTACACGAGATGGATGCAGTGAAGCACATCCTGCACTACCGTGCCTTCACGCTGGACGAAACTAAACTATTCGAACCACTCCGTCTTGGACGTCCTGCCAACTTCTTCAAGGAGGTAATGACATGAGCCAGAGACAAGCAGTAGCCATCTTCACTTCTATCCTGTTCACTATTGCCATGCTCGTAGGCTTCCTGGAGTTTACGATGTCTGCACACAACATCCCCTCTCCTCACTGCGTCGTCACGCCTCAGACGTACCCCGCACCAATCTACATTCCTCCTTACCAGCAGCGATGAAAGTACACTTCAGAACGTATTGCTACGGTTGTCGTCGAGGCGCCAACTGGAACAATAAGTGTCTCTGGAGTGAACATCGCTACGACTGGGAGTACTACATCGAGTGCGACGGCAGGCGTCTGATCCAACGAGGAGCATTCAAAACGTACAAGCGTGCTTGGGCATCAGCAGAGCGCTCATGGAAGAAGCTTAAGGCAACATCGTGCATCCAGTAG